CCTTCACCTGCAGTACCGTCATGAGCGTGACCAGTAGATGCGTTAAACCCTGCCTCAATGGCATTGTACTCAGCATCAAAGTCATCCGCATCAATAACGTTACCGTTAGCAATGTTGTTTGCTGTATCCTGACGTGTATAACCTGCCATGTTTTAGTCCTTACTGTCTATCGTTCTGTCTAAACTCTAGCAGGGCTGTGTCTAGAGTGAATGTAGGGTTTGTAGAATTGTCTTCAATACGAAGGGCTATAGTCTTACCTGAGCCAATAATATTTGTGTTGTAGATCTTGTCTAACTCACCGCCGTATGTAGAGGTGTTAAACACAGAGTTAGAGTCCCCAAATATGAATACAGATGTACCCGTACTTTCTACGCTCTGTGTAGCGGGTTGTATAACACCTGTGTTTGTAGATGAACCAAAGTCATACTTAACGTTAAGATCCAGAGACATACTGCCAGTAGGTTCTGCATACAGTGTCATCTTGTAGAATGACTTACGCATCTGAGGATCAGACAGAGGCATATAAGGTGACTCGTAGATAGCCTCAATAGGTAGCCCATCAAAGCTTGATCCTATATCTAACTCATACACATAGCCATCTGTATTAGCAAAAGCAATAGTCTCAGCTGTATCCGTGTATCTACTGTCTGCTACAAAAGCTTTTATCCCCTTAGTTGTAGACCAGCTAATACCAGATGCACCTTGTGACACAAACTTAGTAGCGATTAAGCCTTTAGCTGCTTCGTGTTGTTCTGACTCAATGTAAGCGAAGATACGATACTGAGCTTTCTCTCGCATAAGTACAGAACAGAAGTTAGGCGTACTGCCAAGGAACGTGGTAGCATCCTTAGCTATAGGATCAGAAGCAATATCCAAACCAAAGTCACCAATACGATCCGTAGCACTCAGCAAGCGGATACCATCAGGAGCAAGGTACATAATGTCACCACCAACTTCCTGAATAGTGTCACCATTAACACAGCCAATACGGTCTGTAATAGGTGATACCTGAAAGTCTGCTGCGGTGTTACCTGTTATGCGTTTAATGCTGTCAGTAGTAAAGACTATAAGCTGGTCACGGAAGACAGCTAGACCTGTTATCTCATTAGCTACGTTAATAGATCCAGCGCCATTGGCTGCACTAAAGTCATCTACAGTAAAGGGTGCAGTAAAGTAAAGGTTGTTACCCTTAGCGTAGAATGCTGTATCCTTAAACACTGCTACATTCTCTGCACCTAATACGTCTGTGCTGCCTGTAATAGCTGTGAGAGTATTGCCTGATGTGTTGTACGTAGCAGGGTAGTTATTACTATCTACAAAGATAACTTTATCGTCACCGTCTAGGTTATATAGAACATGCTTAGCCTTACCACCAAGCAAAGGTCTTGCACCCATGGATGTCCACGTAGTACCTGTGCCGTAGTAGTACTCTGTTACGTTAGAACCGTTCTGTCTAGCTACAACAATACGCCCAGAGCTTATTACTTTAAGCGCTAGTACAGGGCCAGACCCAGGTACAGCTGTAGTGCTGAACTTCTCAAAGCCTTTGATCTTAGAGTAGCCACCCTCTTTGCTAGACTCAAAGTTCTGCAAGATAGTAGCAGAACCCACAGCATTACTACCCTGTTGTAGAGGGCTAAGGTTAGAGATGAGACCACCTCTAAACTCAATAGGGAATGTCTGCCACTGTGTAGCCATTAGTAATATACTCTCGTGTCTCGCAGGTATTCAGTGCGATTAATATGTAAGCTACGTAATTGTTTAATGCCTTGCTCAAACTTTTGTAGTGCTAATTGTGCTGCCTGCATGTCACCACGGAACTGATAAACGTAATACATAGCGCCATCAACGATGGTATAGCGGTATTGCTCAGGGAGTGTAGGTACATCTGTAGGTGACTCTAGATCGTAGCCTGTACGGAAGTACTCATACACTACTTCATACTCTTTATCAGGCGGTGGGGAGAAGATAAGTTCTCTACTAGGTGTACGTACAACGTAAGTAGGTATTCCTCTAGTGCTTGCTTCAGAGTTATACTCATAATCAGCGAACTTGTCAAGCCATTCTTCATAAGATAAAGTCTTTAGCTTCACTGTTTCTACATCAAGATCGGCATCACGCTTGATACGAAAGGTATTCATGTTGATAGTCTTGCTATCGTAAGGCATACTATAACGCACTTCACCAACAGCTAAGACTTCTGTTTCTTCTACATGGTTCCAGGGCCACTCAAACTCTTCCTGATTGATGTGGCGAATAGCTGCGTTAACAGCATCCTTAGCAAAGCTGTAATAGCCTGTAGCTGCAGGGAAGTTAGCACTCGTAAGTTCTACTTCATTAAGGCGGCGGTTAATATCGTTAACTAGGCTAATGTAGTCGTATGCCATTCTTACTTCTCCTTGACACGCATAAAGATGCTGCGCTCATATTGTAGCCCAGAGCCTGTCGTAATACTACAGATAATAGTATATCTAATGTTGTTTGTGCCTAAAGAGAAACGTGCAGTAGAAACCTGTCCAGACAGTGTACCAGTAACAAACTGTAAACCATTGATTACACTAGCGTCACTAAACTGTGTCTTAACACCAGCTGCATCTTTGGCATACCATACAGCAGCAGCCAGTGTGTCATCCTTTAAGAAACGTGACCAGTCAACACTGTAGTCTACGATCTCATCTTTATCTTTATCGGGCCACTTATATGACATAACTATTCCTTACGCTGCAATATAGACAGTATTGCTACCTTGTTGTTCTTGTATGTAGACTGTGTAATCTTCTTCTGCAATGTGTACTGTAGCGCTACCCTCATATGCAGAAACAAAGAGAGTTCTACTTGTGCTGTAGTCATCTGCAAAGTCTTGATACGGGAATCTCACCGCTACAGGGTCATCTAAGTTGCGATACAGATTAGCTAGGACACCAGATAATGCAGAGGTAGCCTTAGCATCATACTCAATAGTATCAGCACTTACAGAAGCAATAACACTACCTGTAGTTATATTGGATTCTGCATCAAAGTCAACACTTGTTACATTTGTTACCGAAACAGCTGGGGGTATAAACGCTCTGGCCTGTGCATCCTCATCAGCGAAGTCACCGATATAAATAGTAAGGAAAGCAGACACTGCAGAAGGTACTACGTTTGCCTTACCAAACACATCAGCAAAGTCATTCACAGAGGTGCTGCTTATTGTACCTGTAGTGGTAATGTTAGCCTTAGCATCTACATCACCAAACTGATCTGCCTCACCTGTAGCTACAGCACCTGTAGGGGTAATGTGTGCTAAGGCTTCATAGTCTAACGTACCTGTAGTGAAGCTTGCTGTAGCAGCGCTGGGCGTTACATCAGCCTGTGCCGCATAGAGTACATCACTAATGGCTGTGCTTGCTATAGCGTCTGCTGTAGTTATTGCAGCTTTAGCATCAAATAGTATGTTAGCCGCTGTTGATGCAGAAACACTAGCTGTGGTATGTAATGCTTTAGCATCAAAGAGCATAACTCCAGGTGTGGACTGACCTAAAGTAGAAGCTAAGAAAGCTAAAGCTAGAGAAGCAGTAGTAGCCTGTGAGAGTGGTGCTTGAGAGAGTGCTGTAAAGCCTAACATTGTACGTCCTTACTCAGGCTTAGTCGGCCATGTAATGTCGTGTGGAAACCCAGATTGCTGTGGTACATCTAGTAACGCTTGACGGTATGCAGACCATGCAGCCTGTGACCAGATACCAGCCCAGCGCAGTGCATTACCAGCAATAGCATCTACTTCTAGGAGTCGATTGTCACGTTCAGCACGAACCTGTGCGGCTGCGGCTGCATCTAGCTCTGCCTGTGTAGGTTCCTGCCAGACGCCATCCGCAAAGGTATGTAAAGGACTGGGACGAAGAGCTACACGTTTAGTCCCTTCAGCGTAGGATTTGACGGTATCTTCAGACGGCTCTGAGTTAGTCTGCCAATACCCCAATTCAGGATGATAATAACCATACTCCATCAGCGAAGCTCCCTCACTTCATTAACTGCACCTGTTAACTTATAATACCAACTATTTGGTATGATGGCACTTATGTGATACTGTTCATAAGCACCATTACCACCAGCGGCGTTGTACGCTACACGCAGAGTTACCGAGGTACTAGTCCCTACATACAAACTCGCAGATGAACCGCCACATGACGCAGCTAGTTCAATTGGCATGCCTGAAGTATTCTGGTAAACTGTGTTTGAAGTGCGTGTAACAGCTTGCCAAGTTTGACCAACACCAATACTTGAGATGTCTCCGCTATCAAAGTTGTCATCACCTCTAATTACACTAGGCATATCATTCCACCGTTACGTTAGGGATAGGTTGTATTGCTTTGAGTTCAGCAGGAGTAGTAGCTGCGTCAATGCTTGCTAGTGAAGGTGCATCACGCAAGGCTTGCTTGTCAGAGATGATCTGTGTCGTGTCAGCGCCTGTCTCAAGTGCCTTCATGTAGGCTGTGTCTAGTGCAGCCAATGGCTCAATACGAGCTTGACGTATCTTGTCACGCCAGATGTCCTTGGCTGCTGTCATGTCTACAGAGATGACCCCTGCATCTGCATTAGCTTCCCAAGCGCCACGGAATGTGCGCTCTGCTGGTACTTCATAGTCTGCGGCGTCATAAGATGTTGCGCCTATCTTGATAAAAGTTTGTGTCATTTTGTTGCTCCGTGACTAATACTTATAGCGTTACCGTTGTCATAACCCTTGGGCTGTCCTGTGCGCTTTGTATGTTTCTGATGGCACAAGTCCATATCTGTACCTGTGAAGTGCTGTATGTTCCTTTCGGCTCGTGCCGACCTCGACC